AACTGGTGGTGCAGAATCGCAAACACCTTCTGGAACTGTTGCGAACCACACTTTGACAGTTTCACAAATACCTTCACATACACATACACACCCAGGTCATCAACAAGAACAAGGTATTAGACACAGAGATGGAACTGATAGAATTCCTCAAAGAGGTGATCAAGGAGGCGCTAGTGGAACTTTTACTTTTGGTAGCACTGGTGGTGGTGGAGCGCACAACCATGGATGGACTGGTTCGAGCATGTCAATTTTACAACCTTATCTTGCTTTAAATTATATTATAAAAACTTAGGAGATTTTATGCCTTTAACTAGCGTTTCTATAAGAGCAGGCATTAATAAAACCGATACACCTGCAGGTGCAGAGGGCCAATGGATTGACAGTGATTTTGTAAGATTTAGATATGGACAACCTGAGAAAATTGGTGGCTTTGAGGCTATAGGTCAAAAAACAATATCTGGCCCTGCAAGAGCTCAACACACTTGGAATGATTTAGAAGGTAGAAAGTATGCTGCACTAGGGACATCTAAAGCTTTATATATTTATTATGAGGATGCTTTTTATGACATTACTCCTCTTGATACAGCTATATCTGGTGCAACATTTACAACAACAAATACATCTACCACTGTTACAGTAAACAAAACCTCACACAATTTACAATTAGGGGAATATATAACATTCACATCAGTTACACCTCCAACTGGAGCAGGATTTGTAGCAACTGATTTTGAAAATAATACATTTGAAGTTTTAAATGTAGCAGCTAATACTTTTGATATAACAATGCCCTCCGCAGCATCAGGGTCAACTTCTGCAACAGGTAGTGGAGTAATAAACCCATATGTTGAGATTGGTCCTACGATACAAACCTATGGTTATGGTTGGGGCACAAGCACGTGGGGAACTGTAGCATGGGGTATAGGAAGTACATCAACACAAGTTATACTTGACCCTGGATCATGGTCACTAGATAATTTTGGTCAACAACTTATTGCCACAATCAAGGATGGTAAAACTTGGGTGTGGGATGCAGGTCTATCAAATCCACTTGAAAGAAGAGCTGTTGTTATGTCTGGTGCGCCAACTGCATCAAGACTAACAATAACCTCTGATAGAGATAGGCACGTAGTGCACTTTGGTACTGAAACTACAATAGGTGATGCAACAACTCAGGACCCTATGTTTATTAGATTTAGTGATCAAGAAGACTATACGACTTATGTCCCAACTTCTACAAATACGGCAGGAACATTTAGACTGGACACCGGAAACAAAATAGTAGCAGCTGTATCTGGTAAAGATTATAATTTAATTTTAACTGATCAAGCAGCATACGTAATGCAATTTGTTGGACCACCTTTTACTTTTTCTATAAGACAAGTCGGTTCTAACTGTGGATGTATTGGTCATCACGCAGCAGTTTATGCAGATGGTCAAGTCTTTTGGATGGGAAAAGGTGGCGGATTTTTTAAATTTGATGGAACAGTAAAACTTTTACCTTCACTTATAGAAGATTTTGTATTCACAACTACGGGCACTAATGTAGGTGTAAATTATGCATCTAATGAAATTATTTATGCATCACATAATTCTTTATTTAACGAGATTGTATGGTTTTATCCTGCTGGGACTCCAGTCAGTAATCCATCTTTACAGAATAATAGATCAGCAACATATAACTATATAGAAAATACTTGGACTACAATGACTTTATCAAGAAGCACATATGCAGATGCCTCTACATATGCAGTGCCATACGCAACAGAATATGATCCAACTGCTGTACCCTCTGCATCAAATTTGTTTGGTGCTACAAATACTTTTGGAGCTACCACTTATTATGCGCATGAAGTTGGTGTTAATAAAGTTGATCTTAATTCACAAGTTACAGCAATACCTGCTTTTGTTACTTCTGGAGATTTTGATTTACCAACGGAGGGTGACGGTCAATTTTTGTTACGAGTGAGTAGGTTTTTACCAGATTTTAAAAATTTACAAGGCACCGCTAAAGTAACTTTAAACACAAAAGATTTCCCAATATCAGGAAATACAACCACAGCTCAATTTGATGTAACTACTAGCACAAGTAAAATAGATACAAGAGTGCGTGGTAGATTAGCAAATTTAAAAATAGAAAATACTTCTACAGATGAAACCTGGAGGTTTGGAACATTCAGAGCAGACGTAAATATTGATGGTAGAAGATAATGGCTAAAATAAATGTATATATACCTGAACCTCAACCAGAATATTCTGCTGAAAATTTTAGGCAGATAAACCAAGCTATAGAAACTGTAGAAAATCAACTCAACACATCGTACCAACAAGACTTGAAAAATGAACAGGATGCGTTTAATTACTTTTTATCATGACTATAAGATATAAAAATCAAGGTTTTGTACAAACTAATACAAATAAAACAACAGTGTTGACGTGCCCTGCTGATGCAACTTTAATTGTCAAAAGTATTTATTGTGCAAACAATGATGCTTCATCAGCAATTTTAGTACACATGAATATTAAGGACTCTTCTGATTCTAATACAGAATATGAATTTTTTAGAAGTGATGTTGGAGCAAAGTCACAAGTTAATGCTTCACCACAAGGTTTAAACTTAGAAGCAGGTGATGCAATTACCGTTCAAGCAGGTACAGGAAGTAACAAAATACAAGGTTTAATTAATTACGCACAAATAGACAGATCTCAGGAAAATGGCTAAACGTAAATTTGTAAATTTTACACCAAGACCAAAACCTAAAAAACGTCCGCGTAGACATAAAAAAAAGCTTTCAAAGGATGAGAAAAGAAGTTATAAGAAATACAATAGACAAGGAAGGCCTCAATGAAATTTAATTTTGACGGTAAAGAATATGATTCTGAAAAATTATCAGATAATGGTAAAATTTGTTTAGCAAGACTGCAAAACATAAAAACAAAGAAAGATAGTCTTACACTAGAGTTTAGTGAATTGAATGTTATAGAAAAACATTACGCTGATGAATTAAGAAAAAATTTACCAAAAGAAGATAAGGAAAAACAACAATGAATTACGTTATAGTAGATGGTAAACAAGTTCCAGTTATTCCTGCAAAATCTAAAGAGGAAGTTTCTAATAAGAGAACAGGACAGAAATATGAATCTAAACAGGAATTTGATAATGATGTGGCCAATCCAGAAACAGATACAGTTGCTGAAGATTTAAGAGTTGATCATACAATAACTGTTGCATCATTAGTCGTTGCTGGCGATACCCAATAATGGAAGCTCAAGGCGGTACTGAGTTACAACATGCTTTTTTAGAAAAGTATGTAGACAAAGATTTACTTAGTAATTTTCAAATATGCACATCTATACCTGGTAAAGTGCCTTTAGTAAAAGATAAAATAAATATACTTTGGCAAAAAAATTCTTACGATCAAGCAAACCTACAAGACTTCTTTAAAAATAAAAAAAGACATAACGAGTATGATTGGTATGTTTTTAATTCACACTGGACATACGAAAAATTTAGATTTTTTTTTGATATACCAACAGAAAAATCTGTTGTCATAAAAAATGGTGTAACAAATTTTCCAAAAATAAAACCTTACAAAAAAGGTGATCCTGTTAGGTTATTATTTCATCCTACACCATGGCGAGGCTTGAATGTTATTTTAGGTGCCATGCAATATATAAAAGATCCAAATATTACTTTAGATGTTTACTCAAGCTGCGATGTTTATGGATCTGAATTTAGAGATGCGCATCATAAAGATTTTGTTGAGTTATTTGATCAAGCAAAGAAGTTACCTAATGTAAATTATATAGGATATAAACCAAACCAATACATCTTAGATCACATTACAGATTATCAAATATTTGCCTACCCAAGTATATTTGAAGAAACGTTTTGTATATCTGCGGTTGAGGCGATGTCTGCGGGTCTGTATACAATTGTAACTAATTTTGGTGCGTTGTTTGAAACTTGTTCTGAATGGCCAATATATGTAAACTATGAAAAAGATTACAAAAATTTATCTTATGCCTTTGCTCACGCAATACAAATAGCAGCTTCACAACTTCATGAACCTTCAATACAAGAACATTTGCAAGATCAACAAAATTTTTATAAAAAGTTTTACAGTTGGGAAAAGAAATCAAATGAGTGGACTAAATTTTTAAAAGGAGCTCTAGATGCAAGACCAAGACCCTAGTAAACCTATATGGGTTCAAAAAGCTGAAGACATACATTTATTTATTGGAACACCTGTGCACAGTGATTGTTCTATACATTATGCACAAGCATTAATAGAATTACAAAAAGCTTGTTACCATAAGAGAGTCAAAATAGAATTTAGTTTAGTAAAATCATCTTTAGTAACACAAGGAAGAAATTTATGTGTTGCTGCTTTTCTTGACTCTAAAGCTACACATTTATTATTTGTAGATTCTGACATAGATTTTAAATCTCAGTCAATATTTAAAATGATTGCAAAAGATAAAGATGTGATATCCATACCTTACCCTCTTAAAAATTTTGATTGGGAAAAGGGTTTTGATAAATTTAAAAACAAAAAAATAGAATCACCTAAAGATTTAGCACAGGCATTTAATCAATACCCAATGAAGGTAGCAGAGCCTGATAATATCACTGTTAATAATGGTGTTATCGAAGTCACTCATAGCCCTACAGGATGCATGCTTATTAAGCGTAATGTGCTTGAAAAGATGATAGAAAAATATCCACATTTGTTAGTAAAACAAAAGACGATAATTAACGGTGAGTTGGTAGATAGGACCAATCTTTATAACTTTTTTGATACATTATTTGACCCTGATACTAACACATATCATGGTGAAGATTTTGCTTTTTGTAAACGATGGAGGGATATAGGTGGTAAGTGCCATGCCTATATCAATGATGAAATCAGTCATATTGGCGAGCATCGATATATTGGATGTTTTGGCGATGAGTTGATACTAACTGAGTAAAATGGTAATATTTAACTTTTAGATCTAAGGAGAAAATATTTAAATGCTACAATTCTTACCCTATGCATTAGCAGCCTACGGTGGATACAAAGGATATAAAGGAGCTAAAGACTCAGGCGCTTCAGGTATTGGAAGATTATTAGGTGCAGCAGCTGGAGCCTATGGAGGTTACACATTAGGTTCTGCAGGTATGAGTCTGTTTCCACAGTCCGCGGCAACAAAAGCATTTGCAGCAAGTCAACCAGCTTTTTTAGCTAATTTACCTGGTGCTTACAATCCGCAGCAAGCTGTTACAAATCTATCGCGAGTAAATCCTTTACCTGGTGAAAATATAGGAACCACTTCACAAGCAGATGCATTAAAAATTCTTCAAGAAAAACAAAAAGAAAAACAAGGAGGATCATTATTAGATTTGCTAAAAAAGAAAGACAGCGATGAATACGATCCTCTAAAAGTATCCTCTACAATAGCAGCAGCAACCTATGGTTTAGGTGCATTTGATCAAGGACCGACAGATATTTACTCACCAGGTTATAATGTTGCTTATGCAGATTTTGCAGCACAACGACCAGGTTTCAGCTATATTGATCCACAAACAGGTCAAGAAAAACAATATGAAAAAGTATATATTCCTGAAGCAGACCCAAATAATCAAGGAGCTTTTAGATCTGGTCCTTATAGCATGACACAAACTAGGTTAAAAGAAGGTGGTTTAGCTCAAATAAAAAAATTTAACGAAGGGGGTATAAATTACTTACCCTCAAAAGTTTCACATGATGAAAATGATTCAAATAACTATGTAAGAGCACATGGTTATGTTGAGGACGGATCAGGAGCAGGTGATAAAGACGAAGATACAATGTTAGCTCAACTAGCAGACGGAGAGTTTGTAACAAGAGCAGATGGAGTATTAGGTGCAGGTATCATAGCTGGTGCAAATCCAAACAGCATTAAAGATATGAGAGAAAAAGGTGCCCAATACTTCTACAATCAACAAGCAAGATATAAACGTGTGTTTGATTTATTGAAAGAGAAGAATGGCAACAGTAAGCAAAAAACGAATTAAACCTTTAGTAAGTGTAATTACTATTGAACCAAAAGACGTAGAAAGATTTTGGCCTTTAGCAGAGTTCATGGTGTCTGAGGCACTTGCATTCTCAGGTAAATATGCAGATGCAAGTTGGGTTTATGATCAAATGAAAAAAGATTTAATGCAATGTTGGATCATGTTTGGATCTGATGAAACAGAAGAAAATAAAGTATTTGGTATTTGCATTGGAAGAGTGGCTGTGATGCCTAACTATAATCAATATGAAATTGTAATTTGCACAGGAAAAAGAAGAGATTTATGGGAAGATAGATTGATTACTGAGGTTACAGATTTTGCCAAACACAATAAATGTAAACGTCTTAGCATCATGGCAAGACCAGGTTGGGAAAGAATTTCCAAAAAATGGGGATGGAAAAAAAGACACGTACAATTAGAGAAATGGATATAATATGAGTTTTTTTGGCGGAGGAAAATCACAGGCAGCACCACCTTCTTCTCAAACACAATTTGTAAGAGAAGCTCCTGGAATTGAAGAAAGAAAAATAGAATTGATGGATATTGCGCGACAGGTAGCGCAACAACCAATTGATCTTCCAGATATTCAAGTTGCTGGTTTAGGGGCTCTTGAGCAATTAGGTATGCAAAGAGCTGGTCAGACTGGTGTTGGTGGTCAAGCAGTAAGACAAGGCATTGGCTCAGTTCAACAAGCTGCAGCTCCTGTAGGAGCAGCACAAATTCAACAATTTTTAAATCCTTTTCAATCTTATGTTACGGGTGAAATTGGAAGACAAGGTCAAATGATGCAAAACCAAA